CTGAAGCGGTGGATCGACAAGCAGCTGGCCGATGCTCGCCGAGTCGGCTCCTGTCGTACTTACTGGCGCGGGGAGCCCGCCCGCACTCGTCCGTTGTGGTTGATCGCCAGCCCCGAGGACCCGGTGCGCCAGACTGCGGAGCGTTCTTCGTGGAACACACCCATCCAGGGGTCGGCCACTGAGTTCATGAACGCCTCTCTGGGGGCGATTCAGGTTGCTATCGAGGATGACTTCTGGCTCGCGCGGCTCGTGCTCACCGTGTACGATTCGGTGCTGTTCGAGGTGCAGGAAGGTTCCGTGCCCGAGGTGGCTCGCGACGCCTCGCGCATCATGCGCTCCTGGGATTCGGGCGGGGTGCCGATCAAGGTGGACGCCAAGCGCGGCCGTGCTTGGGGTTCTTTGGAGGGTTTCAAGGTGGCCCCGTGACCCAGGCCGTTGTGGGTGCCCAAGTCGGGGATGGGAGAAGCTGATGGCCCGCAAGGAACCCGAGGACCTCGAAGCCTACATGGAGGAATGCACCCGAATCGAGCCACTGGCCCTGGAGGAGGAGTACATCCGGCTGCCGTCGGACACCGCCTACTGGGCGGCACGGTACGCCGCTGTCTTGGGCCGCTACCTGGAGCGGCGCGCGGTCACCAAGCAGATGGCGTCCGAGCTGAAGCGGACCATCCGGGACAGGCTCACCGTCGAGCTGCCGAAGAAGCCGACGGTGAGCGAGGTGGAGGTGGAGGTGCAGACCGACCCGGCGTACATCGCCGCCGTCGCTGAGGAGGACGCGGCCGAGGTGGAGAAGGTCTGGCTCGGAGGCTTCCTGGAAGCGCTGCGGGCCAAGCGGGAGATGCTGGTGTCGTTGGGTGCGCACATTCGCATGGAGCGGGAGATGAACATGCGCGAGCGGCTCTAGCCGCCTATGGAAATCTCTGGTCCCGTGGCTGATCAGCCGGGGACGAGCCGCCGTGGCCCGCGGCGGCCACCGATTGGAGATCCCGGTCGGTTCAGAGGGGCGTTGGGAACGAGAACGCGAAAGGAAATGAGAAAACATGGCAACGAAACCGAACAAGAAAGCCCCGGCCTCGACGGGGGGCAGCATTGTGCAGTATGGGGGTTTCACCCTCGATGACGCGGACGATGTCGACAAGGCCGTCGACACCATCGCGGGCAAGCAGTTTCTCTCCATCGGGGTGGGGGACACCATCGTTCGCTTCCTCCCGCCGCTCCCGGGGAAGAAGACGTTGCGCGTGAGCGCGGTGCACTACGTGGACGCTCTGCCCGGGATGGACAAGCTCATCGTCTTCGCCTGCCCGCGGTACGAGCGGAAGGAGCCATGCATCGCGTGCGACAAGGCGGACCAGCTCCGCCGCAGCCAGTCGCCCATCGACCGTGACCGTGCGTGGAAGATCAGCGCACAGCTCAAAATCTATGCCGCGGTCATCGACCGCGACAACGAGGAGGCGGGCCCGCGGGTGTACGCCTTCGGCAAGAACGTGCACACCCAACTGAAGGCCATCCGGCGCAACCCGCGCCTGGGCGGGGACTTCACCGATCCGACCGAGAACGGCTTCGACATCATCATCAATCGCACCGGCACCGGGGTGAAGGACACCCGGTATGCGGTAGCTGCGGCGCGCGAGAACACGCCGTTGTCCGCCTCGCCCGAGCTGATGCAGATGTGGATCGAGAATCAACCGGACCTCGACTCACTCGTGACCACCGAGACGCCGGATGAGTTGCTCGCGGCGTGGGCCGACCTCGCGCAGGCGCACCGCGGGCAGGCCGCGCGCGCGGCTGGGGCCCAGTCGGCCCAGGGCGGCACGGCCACGATGGGCCGGCCGGCGGCCCCGCGCCCCGCGCGTTCCGCCGTCGCCGACTCCAAGGGCGTGATCGACGCCGTGAGTGGGGGTGACGACGACGCGTGGCTCGACGAATGAAGCCGGCCGACGTGGCCAAGGTCGCGGCGGAGCGCAAGGGGAAGGCGGCTCAGGCCAACAAGGCCACGGCTTCTCGTGCGCAGGCCGTGGTCCAGGCGATCCGCAAGAAGCACGGGGACGCGTCAATCCTGCGCATGGGCGAGCGCGTCCAGCAGGTGGAGGTCATCCCTTCCGGCTCGCTGGCCCTCGACGCCGCACTTGGCGTCGGGGGCTGGCCGCGTGGCCGCGTGATCGAGTTGTACGGCCCGGAGTCGTCGGGGAAGACTACACTTTCGCTGCATGCCATCGCGGAGTGCCAGAAGCAGGGTGGAGTCGCCGGCTTCATCGACGCGGAGCACGCACTCTCGCCCACCTACGCCGAGGCGATCGGTGTGGACATGGGCGACCTGTTGGTTAGCCAGCCCGACTACGGAGAGCAGGCGCTCGACGTTCTGGAGTCCTTGGTCTGCTCCGGGGCAACGCTCGCGGTGGTGGACTCGGTAGCCGCTTTGATTCCGAAGGTGGAGCTGGATGGGGAGATGAGCGACCAGCACATCGGTGTCGCTGCGCGGATGATGGGCAAGGCGTTGCGGAAGCTCTGCGGCGCGGCAGCCAAGCACGGCTGCACCGTCCTGTTCATCAATCAGCTCCGCATGAAGATCGGGGTGATGTTCGGCAGCCCCGAGACGACCACCGGCGGGCAGGCTCTCCGGTACTACGCCTCGGCGCGCGTGGACGTGCGCCGTCGGCAACAGATCAAGGACAAGGCCGATGGCGACCCGGTGGGCAACATCCATGTGGCCAAGGTCGTGAAGAACAAGCTCGCCCCACCGTTCCGCATGGCCGAGTTCGAGATCCTGTACGGGCAGGGCATCGACAAGGTGGGCGAGCTAGCGTCCATCGCTATCGACGCCGAGGTCATCGAGCAGGCCGGTGCGCACTACTCGTTCGCCGGCGAGCGCATCTGCCAGGGGCGTTTCAACTTGAGAAAGCGGTTGGCCGAGGACCCGGAGTTGGCCGCTGCGGTGCTGGCGGCGTGGCATGCCGCCGGTGCCAAGATCCTTTCCCGTGGGGAGAAGGATGACTAGGGCCTCCGAGTTTGCGGTGGCGAGCGTCTCCGACGTGCACGTGGGCAACCACGCGGCGGCGGGCGGTCAGGTCTATGCCGGGCTCAACCAGCGCTGCCGCGACGTGGTGCACGCCCTTCGCAGGGCCGTGGTCGCCGCCGAGGAGGCCGGCGCGGAGCACTTCGTGGTGAATGGCGACCTGTTCGACACCCACCGCCCCAGCCCGCAGGTGATCCACGCGGTGGGCACCGTGCTCAGCAGCTTTCCCAACTACGTGCATCTGGTGCGCGGCAACCACGACGCCGCCTCGCAGGCGCTGGACGACGACGCGCTGGCACCGCTCGGGCTCATCGACAACGTCGAGGTATGGGATGAGCCAGGCTCGGCGCAGGTTGCTACCTGGAATTTGTTGTTTGTGCCTTACCAGCCCGGGCACGCGAAGCTTTGGCTGCCGGGCGCGCTTGATGTGGCGTTGGAAGGCCGGTTGCCGAACGGTGATAGGTCGGCGTTGTTCGTCCACGTGGGCTTGCGTGACGAGGTTTCTGGCGGCGGGCACCCCTGGGCGCGCGAGGCGGAGGACGCGATCGACGTTGACCTGCTGGCGTCGATGTGCGCCTCGCGCGGCATCAGCCGTGTGTTCGCCGGCAACTGGCACCACCGCCGGGTGTTCGAGTTCAGCGGCGTGCGCATGGAGCAGGTCGGCACGCTGGCACCCACCGGCTGGGACAACGCCGGCCTGGGCGACGCCTTCGGCAACGTGGCCATCCTTCACGGCCCCGGCGGGGAGACCAGCTCCGTGCAGGTGGCCTGCCCGCGGTTCATCCAGGACACGCCGGAACGGGTGGCGTTGATGGCGGCGCAGATCCGCCGTCGGCTCGACGAGGGGTGTCCGGTGCATGTCAGGTTCATCGTGTCGGAGGCGCGCGGCGACACGGCGACGGCCGCCCAGGTGGCCGCGGACCTGGGGCTCACCTCGTGGCGCGCGGTGGTCGACAAACAGGAGGTGCGTCTACGCGCGCTCACCGCGGCGTCGCTGGCGCGCTCGAAGGAGACCATCGAGGGCTCGCTGGAGCAGTACGTCGCGACCAAGCTGGCGGACAGGCCACCATCGCGGCGCGCGGCCGTGCTGGCCAGGGCGAAGATCCTGGTGGCCGGGGAGGGCCGGCGATGAAGCTCTGGTGGATGGGATGGTTGTTGCCTTCCAGCGTCAGTCCGAGCGCGGTAGCTCCGGCCTGGCCCGACGGTATGAGGGTTTGGCAGTCGCTTGAGCGGCTGATGCTCGGCGCGGCCTGGGTCGTCTCTGCTGAGGTTGCTTGGCAGACGGTGCTTCCCTCTTACGGTGGGGCTCGGTCATCGGTGATGCCGAAGTTCCAGCCGCGGGAGATCCCGGCGGAGAGCGTGCAAGCGCTGGCGGCACGTTTCCCGGGTGGGTTGCCGCGGAGGCCAGGGTGATCGTCGACAAGATCCTGATGCGCAACTTCATGCTGGGCAGCGAGCTCTACGTGGAGTTGCCGAGAGCCGGCCTGGTTGTGGTTCGGGGGCCTAACGGTTCGGGGAAGTCCCGGCTCATCGAGGCGGTCGCCACGGCGATGTTCGGGCAGACGGTGCGCGGTACAACGCCGTGGCGCGAGGGAGAGGCCGGCGAGGTGTTGGTGAACGCCGACGGGTTCGCCGTCCGGGCTCGCTGCACCAAGGGCGGCACCAAGAAGTTGGAGTGGCAGCGGGAAGGGCAGCCGCAGCCAGAGTTCGACAACCAGACCAAGGCCCGCGAGGCGCTCGCGGTCGAGGTGGGCGACTTCGAGCAGTGGCGCAGGACCCACGTCTTCAGCTCGCAGGATGCGGCGAGTTTCACTTCGGCGACCGACGGGCAGCGCAAGCGCGCTTTGGAGCTGTTGTTGGGCCTGGAGCGGCTCGACGCGGCCGGCGTCGCTGCCAA